CACAAGCCGGATGCCGTAGTCCCGAAGGAAATCCGCTTCCACCGCATCCCAGATGTGGAGCAGCTTTACTTTTTTGCTTTACTGCCGACCTGCTTTCTCCCGGACTCGTCGTCGAGCTCCTGCGCGTCTTCTTCCTCGTCCGTGCCATTGATGGCGGAGAACACCTTGCCCACGAGCAGGGCGATCTCACGCGCGGTCAGCCCCTTGGCGCACATTTTATCGACGTTCTCCTTCCCGAACAGCGCGTCCGCGGATTTCATGATCATCCGGGTACTGTCCACGTCCGAATCGCTCTCCTCCGCGCGGGCCATCATGATGGGCACCAGCGCGGGGATCTCGCAGGGCACGGTGTAGGTTTCTCCGAACACGACGACATCCATCGTCGCCCGGTCATGCTCGCGCATGAACAGATCAAAGTCGATCACCTTATTCATGTATTTTCCTCCTTAAAACGCGAAAATCCGGGGACGCCGTGAAGCGTCCCCGTTTCGTCAGGCCGAAGTGACCGTCAGCTGCGTGGTGAAGGACTTGCCGCCTTCCACCGAAGTGACGGTGATGTTCGTGGTGCCGGTGGCCACCGGGGTGATCGTGAAGGTATCGTCAGTGACGGAACCGATCACCGCCTTGGTGCGGTTGGAGTTGGTCACGCGGAAGCGCTGGTTGGAGCTGTTCGAAGGCGTGAAAACCACGCTGATGATCTTGGGCGAAGCGTTCACCGCCAGCGTCATCTCCGAGGTCAGGGTGGTGCTGCCGTCTTTCAGGGCGACGCTCGTAACATGCACATAGGGCAGCACGTCCGCTTCGCCCACCTGCTCCAGATCCCAGGAGTAGGTGTCGCCGGAATCATCGACGGAGTCTTCGCGGGAAGTGACGATGAAGTCGGCTTCCACGGTGTGGCCGTAGGCGTCCACGAACTTCAGCGTGGCGTCCGCGTCACAGCCCGCCTGCTCGGCGTACCAGTTGAGGATCTCCTGTCCGGCATCCGGATCGCCGGTCAGTTCGTTGACAGTCTTTTTCGCTTCCAGAGAAGCGCTGCCGTTGCGCTTGGAAACATAGGGCTCCGCCCAGACATCCGTGCTGGAAGAGCCGTCTTCCGTGTCGCCGTCCACGGTCATGGTCAGGCTGTTCAGACCATAGATGCGGACGTAGTTGCCGGTGGCCGGGTCCTTGATGAACACCAGCCAGTTTTTGATGTTAACCGGGCATCCGTTTTTGCGTCCCTTTGCCATAGGGTTATCCCTCCATTCAGTAGTCGCAGTAGTACACGCGGAAGTTGCTTGAGTACAATTCCCGCTTCTTGTTGTCAGGGCCCAGACCGGCGGACGCGTTCACCACTTCGATATTGACGTGGGCGCCGTCCCCGGCAAGGTATCCCGTTGTTTCTGCCAGCTCCTCGGCGATCGCCTGCGACAGCTCATACGCGCCCTTTGCGGTCCGGTTTCTCACCATGACCTGCAGCCGCGCGCCGTCCGGCGCTCCCGCGTATGCGCTGTCCGACGAGTACACAGTGATGCAGTTATCGGGAGCATCGGGCATCCAGCCCCAGAAGATATCGCCGGCGGCTTCGTTCGTTGAAAGCGTGCCGAAGCCCAGGAACTCAAGGTGCCGGGCGAATTGCTCTAAAAGGTTCATCTTCAGTCTCCGATCTGTTTCTGTATTTCGCTCTGGAGTATCCGCAGCATTTCAGCCTGCACCCCGCCGTCGTTGGCGGGGTCTTCAAGGTACTTCTTCTTCCTGCCGCGCTGGAAGTTCGCATCCTGTTCATGCCACCGCACCGCATACGCCGTGTCGTAGCTGACCACGCCCTCGCTGCCGTCCGGCTCCACGCTGACCATGCAGCTGTCCTTCAGCGGGCCTTCGTCCAGCGGCACCTGCTTCTTGCTCTCGCGGGCAAGGCAGTCGAGCGCGGCCTGTATGCCCCTGCGCCCGGCCTTCTGCAGCGCGTCTTTGAGCACGGCGTGATTGATGTCGACTTTCACCTTCATTGCAGGTACACTTCCAGATGATGGTCGAAGAATCCGTTCTTGACGTCGCAGTTGATCACCACGTATTCTCCGCCGCAGCAGGAAACCAGGCTGCGCTCGGGAATGGGATCGCCTTCGCAGAACATCTTCGCGTTGGCTACCACCTGATCCGCCGTGCCGTCGCCGCCGGGCGCGTTCTGCAGATGCCTTCCCCTTTGCAGGCGGCATTTGCGCGTCTCAGGCGGCCCGTACACGGGCTCCGCGGCGCCTTCCCGTATAAAAGGTGTAATCGTGGCTTCCTGCGCCAGAAAAGCCGTTATCAGGCTCATTTCAGCACCGCCCCTCTACACCCTTATAAAGCAGGCCCGCTTCGAGCAGTATCCCGTATGCGGTCGGGCAGATGGTCTTGCGCGTCAGACGCGTATCGAAGCTGCCGTCGCCGAAGGTCATGGAAAAGTCGCCAATGCGGAAGCTCGTCACGCCCTCCGGGATCTGCTGGTTGTTAATGGCCGCGGCGATGGTCTTTTCGTGCTGGATCTGGTAGTACACGGCGCGGTCGAATGCTTCGCGCTCAAACCCGTCATGCACGATGGTCGGGAATATGAACGCCTTCATGCGCGGCTCCATGGCCATGACTTCATCCAGCTTCGGCGATCCATAGTTGCCGTGTATGTCAGGCATCGCGATCCGCCTCCCTTATGCGTATTGGGGCTGTCCCGCGAAGGACAGCCCCTTGCGTCGTTTATCAGGACCCGGTCGCCACGTACTTGACGGCCACGGTCACGGACGTACCGTTGTTGGTAACGGTGATCTTGTCCGCCGTCTTGCCGCCGCCGCTCGTTGCGGGCAGGCCGGTGATATCGGCCTTGCCGAAGTCGTTGGCGAAGGCATAGCCATCAGCCGCAGTGTACACGACGGTCGCGGTGTAGACCGTGCTGGCCGCGAAGGACACGGCAGACGGGCTCCAGCTGATCGCCGCGGTGTAACCTTCGCCGGCATCATGGCTGGCCTGCGGGGTGCCGTTCTTGGCGGGCGGGGTCACGTCGTACTCCGCGGACTCGATGGTGATGGTATCGCTCGGGCAGAGCACGCTGAACGGATAGTAGCTCGTTCCGGAAACCGGGCTCACGGGCTTGGGCAGCGCCCAGCCGATGCGCATGACAGCGCGCAGAGCCACCATGTCCTGCTGGGCAAGGTTCATGGTGATTGCGCCGGTGCCGTCGGTGATGACCGCCTGGTCGAGAATCTTGTAGGTGATGTCCTGGCGCACGGCGTAGCGCGCCTTGCGGAAGTCGCCGGCCAGCAGCAGCGCCTGCGAAGCGTCCCAGCAGCCGTTGTCGGGGAACTGGATCTGGGTGCCGTTCAGCTCATAGGCGACGGCCCCGCCCGCGCCGTTGGAATAGGCGGTGCGGAAGATGGGCTGGCCGTTGGCGTCCACGGCGCCGCGCAGCTTCGCTCTCAGGGACAGCGCGCCGACATAGGCGGTCGCGGGCATGCCCTGTTCTTCCACCTTGGCGATCACGCCGTTTTCGCCGTTAATCGCCTGATAGATGCCGGCGGTGGTGATGGTGGCATAATTGGCCGCGTCGATGGCCGCGGGCACGATGCCGGCCGGCCAGCTGTCGGGCTTGTTGGTGCCGAAGAAGGCAGCCTGGTCGATCTTGCGGCCGAAGGCTTCCACCAGACGCGGACGGACTTCCGCCCAGATGTCGTAGTCGGCGTCATCGAGCACCGCTTCCGGGATCGCCACGATGACGGCCAGTTCTTCGGCGGTGATGTAGACGTTGTCCCACGTGAGCTTGCTGGTCTGCTTCAGGCCGTTGTCGCCGCTCACGAAATACGCTTCGGCGTTGCCGGTCATGACCGGGATTTTCAGCTGCTTGCGGGTCATGGTGGGCATTCTCGTGGCCAGCCGCATGAATACCGACTGGGTGGGAAGCTCCTGAATGATCTCCCGGCTCACTTCATCCGGGATCAGCGCCGCGGCATTGGTGCGGCTGATGTAATCGTTGTATGCCATTTTTGAACTCCTTTCGTTACTGTCGTCCCGCCATCGCGCGGATGACGTTGTTCATGGCGGCGTTGGTCGTGGCGCCGCCCGGCTCGATGATATCCTGTTTCCCGCCAAATCCACCGCGGGGCGGTTTTTCGTCCTGTTCGAACAGAAATCCCTTGCTCTCCCGCAGCGCCTTGACCTGCTCCTCCACGCCCGTCAGATTGCCCTTCTTGTCGGTGGCGATCTTCGAGCGGTCCAGCAGGCCGAAGACGATGTCCACGTCGCGGGCGCGCGCCGTGCGCAGCGCGTCCCTGATGCTGTAGTCCCTGCTCATGCTGGCGAGTTTCGCGTCACGATCTGACACATCGGCGGTGAGCTTTGTGATCTGCTCGTTCAGCGCCGAAAGGTCTCCCGCATTCTTTTTGGCTTCGGTCAGTTCTGCCTGTGTCGTGGACAGCTGCGCTTCAAGGTCCGCCACTTTCCTGTTCAGGGCTTCGGTATCGCCCCGTGCCCTGCCGATGTCCGCGGAATGGATGTTCAGCAGCGCGTTGATCTGTTCGTCGGTCGCGTCCGGGAACTGGGTGCGGATGTCATCGCGTTTCATGTTCATTCCTCCTTCGCCCACGTTTTTTCTCGTGCTTCGCTGCACTCGGGCTTGATGTGTTTATCGTCATTCCAGACAAATATAAAAGCGCACCGTGTATGGCGCGTTTTTACCGTCGTTTTGCCCTTTACGGGCGTTTTTTCTGTATTGTGGTATTGTCCGTCAGTCCTTGTTCAGCGCGCTCTTGGACGCCGTTTTGCGCGTATTGCCGCTCGCTTCGATCTTCGCCTTCAGCACGGCGAAGGCCCCCGCGGTCACGTCGTTGCGGTAATTGCCGCGCACATAATTGCGGAAGTATTCCGACTGGCAGGATTTGTAAATCGTGTCCGCCGCTTCCACCGCGTTGTAAAGTTCGTAAATCTTCTCCGCCTGTTCGCGCGTCAGTGTGATTTCAGCCATGATCCTCCTCCTTTCCATCAAAAAACCGCCCGAAGGCGGCGCTGTCCGTGTATTCCTTGTCATACTGAGTGATGCAGGCCATAGGATTCTTCGCTGGCGCTCAGAATGACACGTTTCTGTCATCCTGAGCGAAGCGAAGGATCTTCTTCACCCCGCCAACCGCCCGGCGGGGCGGTCAATACATTATGTCGTCGTCGTCTTCCA